TCATGTCGCTGCCCTTGTCATCGCCAAACTCATCGAGCTTGTCCTTGATAGCTTCCGAGCCGTAGGCATCTATCAGATCCCTGTTTTTGCCTGGCCATTTAAGCTGTGACCACTTGAGCTCTATAAATTCTCCACAATGCGGGCAGGGCACGAAGTAATGCTTCTCAGCGTCTGCCTTTTCCTTGGCTCTCCAGATATGTCCGCTCCTGATCGTGGGTGTAGACGTCTTAAATATTTTTCTATCAGGAAAAGTTTTTGCTCGTTCTTTTGCAAGACTAACAGGGTCGGCCTCTTTTTTAGAGGCTCCGGGAAACTTATCCATTTCATCAACAAAGAGGTACTTCATGGCAAACGAAGCGACGCCCGAAGGACTATTCGACCCCACGATCTTCACGAACATATCTGCAAAGTCAAGCTCTAAATCTGCGCTGTTTGGATCATATTTTTCTGCGAGAGTTTTAGTGGATCTGATCATCGCCTGAATACGCTTCTCGCTGATCGATTTTGCCAGCGTTTCTGTTGGATATACGATCTCCGTCGGACTCGGGTCCTGCTGGATTGCGTATCCGAGCATATTAAGGAGCGCCTCCGTTCCTCCGACCTGCGTAGGCTTGACAAAGATGATCTCTTCTGTCTCGTAATTGTTGAGCTCATCCATTATGTCTTTAAGATAAGGCGTGCGGTCGTTGCTCCAGGGTCCCGGGATTGACGACGTATTATCCAGCATCCTGTACTTTTCCGCCCATTCAGAGACCTTCAGACTCTCCGGAGTTTTAAGATATTCAAGCGCTTTGGCTATATATCCGCTGCATTTATACTTTCTTACCCGCAGCTTTCTAAGTTTTGACATCCATCCCCTTCTCCCTACTCGCTTCTACGACGCCGGCAACGACGAAAGCGTTTAACATTCTCCCAATCTCCTCGCCGAGCTCTTTTTCAAGACGCCTTGCCTCGAGCGGATCCACGCTGTCACTTATCATGCTCGTCATACGCGCGGGGATTCCCATCGCGAAGCGCTTAAATACGACAAAAAACTTCTGATAGTCCATCGCGACCTCATCTATGTCGATGTATTTACCGGCCGCAATCTCCCGACGCATCCTGTGGAGCTCGCCCTGTGACTCCTTTAGGGCGATTTCAGCCTCGAGCTTCTGTTCGCGGAGCTCAACTTCTTTTTCCGACTTGCTTTTTCCGTATGCCTTGTCGCTTAGATACTGGATGTATTTTTGAGTCTCACTATAAACGTCATAGCGCCGGCATTTACGTCCTCTTATGTCAGTCGTCTCAGTTGTATCGATAATTCCTTCCTGAGTCAGCTGCTGGATCCGGCGGACCGTCACCCCGAAGAGCTTGGCCATCACCTCAACTCTGACAAGCTTAGGCTCATCTGTGCTCTTTTTTGCCATATAAACTCCTCGATTTTTGTCTTTTGCGTAACGAAGAGACAAAATTTTTTTGATTTTCATCCTCAAAATAATCGGACATTCCCCGCCCCGCATCAGGTATCCCTTTTTGGTAGTACCTGAACGCAAAAAAGACGGGACGCCTTATACGTTCCGTCTTCTCAGACTTCGTTACTCTTTGTCTTTTTTATTTGATGCAGCCGCGAGAGTGCCCTCTTGTCTTGTGTCTCACTCTCTGCGAGCTGTCGCTCTGCCAGTCCAGCTCCTGCCTTGTGTAAGTTAAAAGCTTGATGGCGAGCGACGCCTCGCTTGTGTGTGTCATACCATGCCCATGCGTATGGTAAGGATAGCAAGGGAAGCGGAAGAATACGCAAAGCTTGCTCTTCCCCTGCTAAAATTCAGAGAGGAGTGTCTGATGGTTCAATGGGGGCCATCATTTCTACCACGTTTACACCGATAACATTATAGCACAGATAAAAGTCCAAAACAGTCCACACTTTTATCTGTGCTATAAATCCGCCTTATTCTGGGCTTGATTTCCGCCCAGAGCAGCCGCCTGCACACATAGTGCATACAATTCTCCTGTGCTTATCCCAAAGCCTATATGTGGCTCTATTTCCGGCATAATAAATGCCTTGGAAAAATCTGGATAAAATTTCCGGGGCATTATCCCTGGGCTATACCCGGGGTATTGTTTTTTGACCCCTAATCAGGGTGTCTATATTTCCTCGTCATATCCTTTCAGTATTTTTTTTACCCGGCTGTAAGAGAGGAGCTTGCTTAACCCTCTTTCGCGGATATTGTATATCTGGCTCCGGCTACATGGAAGCTCGTCCGCTACCTGTTCCCATTTAAGACCGTCAATATAGTGCATTTCAAGTGCCGCCCTCTCATCACTGTTTTTGTCGAGATAATCAAATATGTCCATAATTTTAAGCAGGTCTCGCTCGGCCTGCTCTTTTTGATCATAAATCCTGAGCTCACAGTCTGAAAGCCTGAATGTCAGACTGGCCGCTCCGGCACTCGCGCTGTTTTTAGGCCTGTTAATCGGCTTGTAATTTGCTCCGCCGATCGGACTGTTTATGTTCCGCCTTATTTCTTCGAGCCTCAGCTCAAGACACTGCTGGCGCTGTTTTGTCCGGCGGTACTGTCCCAGATAACTCGCCAGCAGCTTTATTTCCTTGTCATCCCTTTTTTTTCTCCCACTCAAAACCATACCTCCTAAAACTTCGCATTACTTCGGATCGTCTTCCGGTTCGGCTGCAAAAAAATAATACTTCCCGCGCATATACATAACCTTGTAAAGCTCCCTCCTCTTGTTGTCATAGTCAGCTATTTTAACGCCTTGTTTCTCAAGTTCCATCAAAAGCACGTTTATTCCTCCGACAAGTTCCGCGACAGGCATTGCCGGCATCGGCGGGACTCCTTTTTCACAATAACGTGATTTTTCCGAGTCTTTTTGTGATTTTTCCGAGTCTTTTTGTAATTTTTTCGAGTTTTTTGAGTTAAAAACCCGAAAATTTGCCTTTTTATGTTGTTTTGAATCTCGTTGATTCATCCACCGGCTCCTCCATCTCTTTTTTCTCAAAAAACGTGCCATAATCAAACCATCTATCAATTATTATATTCCCGATTATCTTTACGCTCAATCCCAAGCCCCGCGTTGCTACTCGAACATATTTGCCTTCCATGTCTGTAAGATCTGAAACTCCCACAACGTCCATGATTCTCATGATAGCCTCAAGTCCATCTTTTGATCCGATAAATTTATCAGCTCCTAAATGCCCTTGCCCCAGCTTGTATCCTCCGTAAAGACATCCCCACTTGTTACCGTTAAGCGCCATACATAAAACCAGACAATCATGCTCGTTCATATTTAGCGAGACATCTGTGATCTCTGCATTCTCAATATCATAGCCTGCAGCTATAAGTTCCTCGTAAGACCAATCTCTCATAGTTTTCTCCCATCTGCAGCAGTCTCAATAATTTCATCTCCTAAAATTTCTGGCAGCTGGCCTTCATTTGTGACGACAAAACATCTTCCGCCGGACTTTTCAATCTGCTGCATTGTGCGAAGCTGGATTGGAGTTACCTTGCCTATAACCGGACGCTTGACCTCAAATCCATAAAATCGCCCTCGGATGATTGCACAGACATCCGGAATTCCCTTACGACTGTATGGTCCGGCCGCTGCCTTCCAGACAAACGCCGACGGAATAAGCTGATTGATCCGCTTAATGACCTTGCGCTGGATGTCTGGCTCGCCCGGAATATTCTTAAACATATATTTTCTCGCGCCGGCGTAAGTTTCTGCCAGTCCCGCATCGATTATAAAATGCACCGCTTCCGTCTCGCTTTCAAAGGAGAGCCAGTCTATTTTTTCATTCATTCTTTTTTGCCTCCTGATATCATATCAGCGCGCCCCTGTTTGCCGGAGTCCTGAATATCCTCGCCTCATCCTTCCCGGCAGATCCTGGTTCTATCAGTGTATCGCCTTGAATTACCACAGCATTTATTCCCATAAACGAGAGCTGTATATATGTCATATACACTGCCAGCCAGTCCAGATCCTGAGCTGTAACTCGCATTGCGCGCTGATAATTAATACCTTTATCTTTTAGTGCCATTGCCTTAGCTATG